GTCGTTATCAGGAATAACCACAACGGTTGCGCCGGTGAAGTATTGCGTAATCTCCGTAGGCCAACTGCCTGCACCAGTGTGACTAGTTGTAGCAACTGCACCAATAGATGCCAATGCGTCCGCTGCCTTCTCACCCTCCACTAGATAGATGGCCTTGCCTGCTTGCTTGGCTTGCAGTAACTCCGGCAGATTCAGCGGCACAATTCTGGTGTCTTTTAGCCCCGCTATCCGCTTACCACTCGCATCCACCCTGTGGATTGAGTACGTCTTACCCTTTGCGTCACTCGTCTTATACCGGCGCTTGGTAAACAGTTCGGTCCCGTCCTCTGCGCGGTACACCCATTCCTTTTCCAGTATCGGCTGATGGTGCTGGGTAAAGCTAATCTCCTCACGCTTGGGCGTTGTCTCAAGCAAGTTCCTATCCCGCACCGCATCAAAGACCGCCCGCTGGTCGCAGCCACCGTGGCAATGGAATAGCGTCTTGCCCTCAGATTCCGTGATTGACAGGCTCGGGTTCTTGTCCCCGTTGCCTCTGCCGTGACTAGCAACAGGGCAGCTTGCAAGCCACTGCCCGTTGACCTGCTTGGCGTTGCCTAGCGTCTTGGCTATTGTTTCTGTGTCCATTTATACGTTCTCGTTATTCGAGGGGAAAAAAAAGCCGGTGGAGATCAACCCACCGGCGCGTTCAGTCTAACGCTTAAAAAATCTCGTCTTCCTCAATCACAGCAGCCTTGACCGGCGCCTTACGCACTGGTTGCATTGGCTCTGGCACATACTCAGCTTCCTCTGCCACTGCATCCAGCCCCGCAGGACGGGCAACCCAGCCCGTTAACGTGAATTGCGGTATGCGGGTTGTTCCTTTACCAATCTTCTCGGCCTTAGAGCCTTTGTACTCAAGCACGGGCAACTTACCAGGGTTAGCTGCTCGCTCGGCAGCGCAAGCCTTGTACATCTGCTCCAGCCCCATGTTCGGGCCTACGCCGTTACTACTCCATTCGGCAGCGCCAATCTCTTTGTTGTACAGCACCACCTGAAAACCGCGCTTGTGCTCGGGGCTGGGTTGCGGCCCTTTCTTGCCGACACTCTCATCCTGCACCCAATCGCGTACACCGACACCCAGCAAAAGCCAGCCTGTCTTGATGTTGTCGATGTCAAAGACCACTTTCTTTAGCGTGATCTCCTCATTGTTGTTGTTAGTCCAAGCATTTGCTTGGGGCGAAAAGCGGATGTAGTTACCAGAGCCGCTACCAGAAGATAGATTTAGCATTTGAGTTTAGCTTTCAGTTTTCAAAGTTGAAGTAGGGATGTGCTTTCGCCCAACCCACGGGATTTAGATAACGTGAGTCCAGAAGAAACCTTCTTTGTCACGCTATCCAAAACTTGTTTCCTGTCCTTGCCGAGTAACCTGTCTGCGGCAGCAGGCGTAATCATTGATGTCTCGTATATTTGTTCCTCTGGAACACCCATCTCTAACAGTACCTTCAGCGCTTTAATGTCATCTGTCCATGCCCTAGTAGCACGTTTGGGTGCCATCTGCCAGCCGCGCAGTACACCGCCCTCTGTCAATGTCTTGGTGGCCTGCTTGCGTAGCGCGGTGATGAAGTCCTCCACCAATTCGGCTTTGTCCAGCAAATCTGCTACCTGGTCAGGCGTCAGCATTGCAACGTCAGCGGTCACGGGCACGGCTGCCAGCGCCTTGGCTTGCGCTGGGCAAATCATCTTAGCTGGGCACCACTGACAGGCATCCTTTGATGGCGTAGGCTCTGAACGGCCATTGGCCGCTGACACTACTGATGGCACCAATACTTCGGCCTTCCATTTCAGCAACTCATCACCCGTCATTGTGTGAGTTCGGTTCTCTCCCGTCTGCGGCTGCACAATGGTTAAGCCAACCATGTCAAAGACTTTGCCCAGCTTTTGCATTACGCCAATCGCGTATATTTTCATCTGGTCGCTGTCCGCGTCCACCCAGCCGCGTCCCGTTTTTAAGTCTGCAATCACTAATACAGACTTGTCCAAGTTGTACGCTACAACGTCCGCAGTCCCACCTACCTTTACCGCTGCCGTCTCATAGGCTACGCCGTACTGCTCCACCTTGACTGTGCCTAGTTCGCTTTCCAAGCCAGCTACCATGCGGACGTGCGCTAATGCAAACTCAGCGTTTTCTTTAGAGATGACAATGCCCTCTATCGTCTTTCCAATAAAGTCCATGGGGTCTTGATCTAGCTGCCAGCAAATCTCTGCCAACGCGTGAATGGCAGTGCCTATCTTTGCTGCTTCACCTGCTTCTTCATAAGGTACTTGCAGCGATAGACGTGCTGATGCGGGGCAAGCTATCCAGCGTGCTGCACTTGATGGACGTAGGATTAATTGTTTCATGTTTCGTTTCACAGTTCGTTAAGTAATAGGTCGTAGGCAAGGATTCGCACTTCAACAGGGATTTGGTTACCAAAATCTTCGGGCGTCACCAATCGTTTTAAGAAAGCGGTCTTGGCTTTTGATTGCTGGCGCTCCTGTTCCAGCGTAACGCCTAGCGTGTACGCCAGTTCGCGCAAGCCTTGTACGTCTTCAATGTTCATTTGTTCGCCCTCAACCACCAAGCACCAATAAGCACAGCATCCGCGCGCCCGTCATCCTTGACCCGTGCAAAGGATTTCTCATGCGCTGGATACAGTTCACAAGCCCGTGACCGTGATGCGTCCTTACCTAGCCCACGGCCTATTGCTTTTGTCCATACCGCAGGCATGACGTAGGTAACTGGCAGTTCATACGCCGCAAGAATGCCCTCTATCACGCCAAAACTGCGCCCGAAACTAAACATGGAAGTTACCCCTTGCCCTGGCATTGCGGAAACGCGCTCCACGACCACATGACCAGGATCGTATTCCTTGAAGATGCCAGCTAGCGCAGATGCTGAAATCTGCCGCTTCACCTTGCCGTTGCGTACCAATTCGTGCGTCGGCGTATCAATGATGTCGTGCAAGGTATCGCCAATGAAAACAGCGATAGCACCGCTTAAACCTGGGTCAATTGACATCACAATCTGGGCGCTCATGGCTGCACCTTCGCAGCGATCAGCGCGTCTACGGCCTGCTCTAACTTAGTAATGCTGGAGTAAAGTGGGACCGTCTTGCCAGTAGACCACCTACTAAGTTGGGCAGGGTCCACGCTTGCTGCGGCTGCTATGTCGTTCATCTTGAACCCTGCTTCTTTTGCTTTAAGGCGTATTGCCTCGATTGCTTGCTCTGTTGACGTAACCATTGTGCCTGTACCCCTAAATTGATGAATGAGTCCATTCTAGACCTGTTTTTTGACTAGAAATACAATTTATTTGCACAACCAAGGGTAAACACCTAGATAAATCTGTTGATGAAGTAGTCAATTGGTGTAGGATATGACCCATCAGCAACCAGCCGCAAGGCACAAACTAGGAGTAAGCAAATGCGCTACCGCGAACATTACACCATCCAACCCATCGCCCGTAAGTGGGCAGACATTGCCCTAGCCGTGGCCATCGGTGTCGGGCTGGCCTTTTTCTTTTTAATGGGAGTTTGATCATGGAATCAATGGAAATGCAAATTGACGAACTGGTGGAGCAACTGTCCCCAGTTTCTGGCTCTATTGGGATGATGACAAGATCAGATGTCCAAGAGCTGGTACGCAAGGCAGCTACCAAGGGCACCTTGATCGGGTACGTTGTCGGAGAGAACCTAACCGGCATCAGGTACAAGAAAAAGATTGCTGAGTACCAGTATGAATACGACAACCTTGCCCAGCACTGCAAAGACCTTGAGATGGAAATTATGGGGATGAAGAAATGAAGATGCTTAAATTTCTTAAAAACTACTACCGCGAACTAACGCCAGCCGAGGTTATCCAGCGTGAACTAACGCAGGCCCATCTGGACCGGCTGGAGGCTGAATCGGCGTGTGAGTACGCGAAGGCGTGCCACGACCTAAGCCTAGCCCGTATAGAGCGTTTGAAGACCCGTTTGGGAGAGTACAAATGAAAGAGCAACCGATAGTTATGGAAGGCGCATACGCGAAACAGTACACCGACTGGATGGTAAAGACCGGCGGCTACGCCAAAGACATGACCCTGCGTGACCACTTTGCTGCGCTGGCTATGCAAAAACTTATGGGGACAGCAGGCATTGATTATTGTTCTCAAACCGCTTACAGATGGGCAGACGAAATGCTCAAGGAGCGTGCCAAATGAACGAAGTAGACAAAGCCTACATGAACAAAGAACCCGCTGAACTGCATGACCCAAATCCATACGAAGATGTTTATGGGACATTCAAAGCGTTGATCGTTGTTCTCGCAGTCTGCATTGCCGTTACGTTGCTGTCCTATGTACTGTGGGGGAAGGTATGACAGGCTACGAATCAAAACGCGCTGCTGCGCGGGACAGAATGATTGATGATGACGATACACAGGTGTATCAGCAAGCAGCAGCATTTATAGCAGCAGCATTTATAGCAGCAGAAGAGCGTAAAGTAGGTACACAATATGGTTATGTGCCTAAGCTGCACCAAAGTGAATACATGGATGAACAGCCAGCGCAGCGCACGTGGGTAGGGCTGACGGATAAGGAAGCGCAATGGCTCTATGACAACTGCGGAACACCAAGCAATTTAATTGACATGGTAGAGGCTAAATTGAAGGAAAAGAACACATGACTATTGGACGATTTGCAAACGGCAGCGACAGCAAGCGCAGAGTGATGGGACTAGCTGGCGAGTGGGAGCGCAGGCAAAAGCTACCAGGCGAGGCAGAGCCTTCAACAATCTCAGTATGGAAGCAGCCGGTGTACCAGCCGCCAAAGATGGATACGCCACGTCTTGGCGCTAACGATCATCTTAAAGTAAGGAGCCGTGGATAAAATGCGTAAGTCAACCCACACAGACATTCGCGAGGCGCTTAGAAAGATGCCTGAAGGGACCACCGTTGTTGTCATCAGCGCCTTAACCGGACTGCATGGCGACACCGTGCGCCAAGCCTTGCCCAATATGCCCGACGTGTACATAGACCGTTGGGAAAAAACGGCTAGGAGCAAACGCTACGAAGCTAAAACTTGGCGTGCTATATACGTTGCCGTGCCCGTCCCGCCTAACCAACCCAAACCATGAACGACATACCTAACTTTGCAGCTTGGACCAACGAAAACCTAGCTAAATTTGCTTTGGATGCTTACCTACGCCTACAGGCCCAGCAAGACGCTATGGAGCAATTGCGGGGCGATCTGAAGGACGCTATGCAGCTAATAAGGCAGATTCAGCGGACCGACGCTTAACTAGCCCCGGTAGTACCCGCCCGCCGCCCTTGGTCCACAGCATTAGCTGTTCTTGGGCGGCGCTCCAATCAGACACGTTGATCTTGCGCTTTAGCGTGCTGGTCTGCAACCGGCCCAGCCCCAAGTTGTACACAAAGTCCACGATTGCGTTGCACTTGCGCTCATCGGTCAGCAAGATAGGGCACTGGCGCAGGACGCCAGGCAAGTAAGTATGGTGCAACTCTTGGAGCAATAGCGCCGCAGCGTCCGGCTCAGACATAGGCGCATCTGTCAACGTTACCTTACGCCCGTCAGCGTAATAAGTGCTGCCGTAACCAATGGTAGGAACGCCAGCAGGACAGAGGTAGGGCTTACTTCTAAACCCTTCAAACTGCTTGCACAGCGCTGCGGCAATGTCTAAGTTCATAGCCCACGCTTGGCCAGGGTACGGTCAAGGAACCAGTAATTTAGCGTACCAGATACCAGCGCCGCGAAGTCGGCTGACATGATTAGCTTAAACACTGCCTCTGGGGGTGCGCCAGCCGCCCATGCGGTCCACGCAAACCAAATGTGTGCAAAACTCCACAGCATTAAAATCCAGTAGGTAGCCACAGGACGCACCGAAGCGGACAAGCTAGCGGCCCAACCGCCAGCAGCTTTGACCATTTCTGTCTGCTGCTCCACGGCGCTGTTAAACGCTTCCATCACGCCAGCGTCTACCGTAGCCTCGCGCTGCGCCCCGATTTCAGCTAGCTTTTG